GAAGACCAGCGAAACCGCACTAGCATACGGACACCGCGAAGAGTTCGACGTCATCGCAATGTCACGCACCAAGTTCTCAGAAATCGTTTACGGAGACGAGGAAGCCGACAAGTGGTTCAAGTGCAAAATCAATACCAGCATAATAGACGAGCGCAGCGGACGAGAGAAGAAAACCCCCATTTTCTTTTGCGTTAATGCAGACAGCGCACTCGAAGCGCACCACATCCTAGACAAGCATCTCAAGAAAACTATGATGTTCTACACCGTTGAGCAAGTGGACGAAACAAAAATCATCGAAGTAATCAAGTAACCACACAAGGGGNCTATCAACCATAAACACCCAAACGATGAACAATATCTTTGCCAACATACGCGCATATTTCGCACGTCTTTCTCACCAATCACAACAAGACACCGCACTACGAGTTCAACAAGCAGCCACCAAAGAGGCGGAACGTGCACTTCAAATTCGAGAGTTTCAAGGTGAACTCTACTTATCCTTCAACAACCGACCCATCCTCCCATTCAACGGCAGAGACAACGAAGAGCTAAAGGAAGCGCAAAACATCGCTGTCGAAGTCCTCAGCATCGCGCGCAAAACATATCGAGACTATATCATAGCCCAAGAAAAGAAAATAAGCCTATGAGAGCAAGGAGAAGTTCCTAGGATGGAGCAGCGTCTTCAAAATCAAGAAAATCTCCCACAATTAGTACAGGAAAGAAAAAGATGAACATCTAAGAGAGCTGCAACCCACCCATAAAAGCGCAACGGAATATATCAGTTATTACAAATATGTCCGGGCGGTCGTTTATCAGGAAGAAAAAAACAAAGTGTACAGAAAATAATCCGATTATTTTTTGGTGGTTGGTGGTAAAAGTACTATCTTTGCAGTGTAATAAATTAATGTTTCACCAAAAGTTATAGAATGAAATATAGCGAATTAGAAAAGAAGCTCAGAGCAGAAGGGTGCATCCCGACAGGAAGTTCACAGGCAAAACACCCCGAATGGACAAATCCAATCAATGGATTAAAGGTAAAGTTAAGCCATCACAAATCGCAAGAAGTACCCAAAGGTACCTTGAACGCAATCTTAAAGGGATTAGGGCTTAAATAAGCCCTATCCCCGAAAGGGAGACAAAACAACCAAATAGCGCGAAACAATGAAAAAGAATCAAACCAAACCACACTACGAAATCACCGCCATTATTGAGCTTGCAAGCGATGGTGGGTTCAACATCTCCTACGAAAGACCCGAAGGTTTGGAGTTCGTTCTGGCAGCAGCAGGACAAAGCGTGGCAGAAGCCAAAGCCGAGTTCTTTGAAATGCTCGAAGAATACAAACAAGAATACAAACAGGAAGGCAAAGAGCTACCAAACTTAGAGTTCACCTTTCGCTACGATGTAGCATCATTCCTCAACTTTTACAGCAAAACCTTTTCACTCGCAGGCATTGCACGATTGACTGGTATCAATCAACGCCAACTTTCAAATTATCTCAACGGACACCGCCACGCGTCTCCTGCAACGACACAAAAAATAAGCAAAGCGATTAACAATCTAGGGGAAGAACTTATGCAAATGGAGTTTGCCTAAGGCTTTGGTGAAGCAAAACATTGATTTATTACATTCGCTCTCCGAATCTCAATTAAAAACTCCAACAGCCCTCACTTCTAAACGAGTGAGGGCTTTCTTTTTGTATGTGAACATGCGTTCAATTCTAGAAACTTGTTGGTCTTTCGCCATAAGCACACAGAGAAAATTGACACCTAGCGTCAAAAAGTCAAGTCTTTAACACTATACTTCAAGAAATAAATAGTACCTTTGTAATAACAAAAACAAAGCACTCCTGGTGGCATTACGGCTACCTAGGGGTGCTTTTTGTTTATACCTAAACACTTACCAATCGAGCGTATGAAAATTTATTTGAGCGGAGAAATTAGCGGTCTTGATATTAGGGTCGCAAGAGAGAGGTTCACAAAAGCAGAAAATTTGTGGAAGAATCTAGGAGTGGAGGTTGTCAATCCGCTAAAAAATGGCTTGTCAATCGAGGACGACTGGATAAAGCACATAAGTAGGGATTTGGAGCTGCTCAATGAGTGCAAATATATCTACATGATGGAAGGGTGGCAAAGGAGTGTTGGGGCTTGTGTTGAGTATGATTTTTCGGTAAGGACGGGGAAGAAAATATACTTCGAGTCTAACACGAAGAGGAACGGGGAGAAGATAGCAAGAATCGAAGCTGCAATACACGAGGTCACGGGGCTGAGGCTAGAGCAGTACCGCACGAAGAGTAGAAAGCGCGATGGACACTTTGCGAGGTTGTTGTTCGCTCATTTTTGCAGCCTTGAAAAAATCGAATATTCCGATATTGCAGAATCTATTCATCGGTACAACTATTCCCCGTTTAAGCTTCAGAATTTATTTAACAACGAGATTCGACACAACCCGTCCTTTCGTCTTATGGCTGAACGCGTGGAGGGAATCCTGCAAGCTGTAAGGGTGGAACCACAGGTAGACTTGGGGGCAGAGCGGAATAAATAAGGCTCAACTTTTTTAATAGAATCGAAGGAAGAGGGAGGGCAGTCGTTATATTCGCAAAAATCAGCAAGGTTATGAAAAATAAGAACAAAGCAAAAATTGTAGAAACAAGTATCGGGAGTCTTGTACCCGATGACAAAAATTTTAATAAGGGCACGGAATTTGGCGACCAACTTATGGATGAGAGCCTGCGTAAATTTGGATTGGGACGCTCGATTTTGATTGACAAGAATAACCGAATCATAGCAGGCAACAAGACCGCAGGAAAGGCAGGCGAACTAGGTTTTGAAAATGTCGTGGTTGTTGAGACAGACGGCAATACCCTTGTGGCAGTTAAAAGGAACGATATTGACCTTGATAGCAAAGAGGGGCGAGAACTAGCACTTGCAGATAATGCTACAAGTAAAGCTAATTTATCTTGGGACGAAGATGAAATCATCAGTGCGATGCAGGAAATTCCTGATTTTATACCTGAAAGTTGGGGGGTAAAGATTGATGAGTTAGTTGTAGATTCTGATGATTTTGGGGAAGAGTTTGAGCTCCCCAGCGGAGATAAATCACCATACCAAAAAATGACATTTACTCTTTCAGATAATCAGGTGGAGACTATCCAAGGAGCTATTTCTCTTACCTTAAAAGACTATCCAGAAGAGTGCAAATGTGTAGATGGTAACACCAATAAGATTGGTAATGCCCTCGCAAAAATTATTCAAGAATGGGAAGAGCTAAAGAAATAGTTGTAAAGGTATTGCCGTCAAAAATCGCTAATGATTTTGTACGCAAACATCATTATTCTGGGAAGGTTGTAGCAAACTCTACTCTTCACTTTGGATGCTTCCTTGACGGGAGACTGCATGGTGTGTTATCCTATGGAAATAGTATGGATAAACGCAAGACAATGACCCTAGTTGAGGGTACGGGCTGGAATGAGTTCCTAGAACTTAACAGAATGGCGTTTGATGATTATCTTCCAAGAAATTCGGAGTCTTACTGTATAGGTAAAACTTTACGTATGATTAAAAAGCAAGCACCGCATATTAAATGGGTGATTTCGTTTGCAGATGGTGCGCAATGTGGCGATGGAACAATTTATAGGGCTTCAAATTTTGTCCTTACACAGATAAAACCGAATAAAACAATCCTTGAGTTTCCGAATGGAGCAAGAGTGGCAGCGATGACCCTAGAAGCAAACTTCAATATTCCACAAGTAGCCCAGTTGTGTAAAGACTTAAACGTCCCCCATAAGTATAGGACGAGGAATGAATGGATAAAATTAGGGGCAAGGTTTATCCCTGGGTTTCAACTTAGATATGTCTACTTTATAGATAAAGCATACCGAAAGAAATTAACCGTTGAAGAAGTCCCCTTTCAGCGAATAGACGAGCTTGGAGCCGGTATGTATAAAGGCAAACAGATAACTCGGATGGAAAGGCATGCTAAGAAAACCGAATGAGAGAATCAAGATATAACAACGATAAAAAGAAGTTTGGATTATTATGGCGAAGTATAGCAAAAAAGTGATAGAAAGAATAGTCGAACTTGTTAAGTCCGATACTTACACCATTGCGGAGATCTGCCGGCAAGTAGGGATTTCGCCAGCAACTTATCATAGGTGGCAAGAGGAGCATGAAGACTTCCACCAGATGATAAATGAAGCGCATGATGAACGAATGCAATTCTTTGTTCTTGAGGCTAAGAAGTCCTTATTAAAAAAGATACAAGGCTATGAAGCTACGGAGACGAAGATAGTAACAATCCCAAACAAGAACGACCCCTCGAAACCTGCAATAAAAGAACAGACGACACAAAAAAAGCACTTCCAACCCGACACAGCAGCAATTATCTTCACCTTAACGAATGGCGACCCGACAAGATGGCGAAACAGACAAACAACGGAGGTGACAGGAAAGGACGGAAAGGATTTATTCAAGGGGATGTCCGATGAGGAGTTAGACAAGGAAATTGAAGCGTTGGAGAATAAGCTTAAGCAATAGATGGGGCGAGAAGAGAGGGTAAAATATATGCAAGCCTTAAGGGAGCGTTTGGTTCGAGAGAGCCGAACGGATTTGTTGCGTTTTACCCTTTCTACGATGCCTACGTTTGCGCCTGCCGATTTTCACCGAAGATATTATAGGGTGCTGACCAAGTTTGCACATCAAGAAATAAAGAAACTCATGGTCTTTATGCCCCCACAGCATGGAAAGTCGGAGGGCTCGACAAGACGTTTGCCATCCTTTATCCTGGGAGAGAGACCAGATACAAGGGTCGCTATTGTTAGCTACAATGCACCAAAGGCGCGAAAGTTTAACCGAGAGATACAGCGTATCATTGACACCCCCGAATATCAAGAGATATTCCCCGAAACGTGCCTAAACTCGTCTAATGTGACGACTGTTGCAGGCTCTTGGTTGCGCAATGCAGATGAGTGTGAGATTGTCGGACATTTGGGTGGCTTTAAGACGGTAGGTGTAGGCGGAGCATTGACGGGTGAACCCGTGGATGTGTTGATTATGGATGACATCTACAAGGATGCCAAAACAGCTTGGTCTCCAACCGTTCGTGAAAGTGTTTCGGATTGGTACGACACAGTAGCTGAAACACGCTTACACAACGATTCACAACAGCTTATCGTCTTCACACGTTGGCACGAGGACGACCTTGCAGGCACGTTGCTACGACAGCAGGGGAAGTACCACCCGACAGAGAACCCTGATGGTTGGATTGTCGTGATATATCAAGCAATCAAGCAAGGCGCGCCAACAGACTACGACCCACGACAGGAGGGTGAAGCACTTTGGAACGAGCGGCACAACATTGAGAAGCTGAAAGCAATCAGAAAGCGCAACCCACATGTATTCGACAGCCTTTATCAGCAAGACCCGAAGCCGAGCGAGGGATTGATGTATGATTCTGGATTTACGGAGTACAACATACGACCTGCTACGAAGTATTGCATTCGCAAGGCTTATGTGGATACGGCTGATACAGGTGCGGACTACCTTTGCGCAATTATCTATGACGAAACGGAGGTTGGAAACTACCTTGTTGATGTACTCTACACGCAGAAGCCTATGGAATACACGGAACCAGCTTTGGCGCGGATGCTCACGAAACATCAAGTGCAGGAGTGTGTTGTTGAAAGCAACAACGGAGGTCGAGGATTTCAAAGAGCCGTTGAGAAGGAATGCCGATTGATGGGCAACGCCAAAACGAAATTTAGGTGGTTCCATCAAAAGGAAAACAAGGAGGTGAGAATCAATATCAATTCCGCAGCGGTGCAGAATCTGACCTATATGCCGCAGGGCTGGATGAACCTTTTCCCCGAGTTTTCGTCTGCGATATTGGGCTATATGAAGATAGGAAACAACCCACACGACGACGCGCCCGATGCACTCACGGGAACGATTGAGAAGCGGAAAGGCAAGGCAAAGTCGGATATTGCAGGACTTTTTGGAAGATAGAACTTAATCAAAAAAACAGAATATGCCACTAACAGACTTATTCAAAAACGGCTCTGCGAATGAGATTATTGCGGAGCTGAAAAGCAAGCGAACAACGGAGCAGCCAGATGCAGAACAGGCGAAAAAGGCTATAGACCCGAAGAAACACGATATACACGACCCTATATTGCGCCCCGATAAGCGCATCAAGGTAGACAATGGTGTCGAGGGAGAAAAGGTGTACGATGCTGGAGAAGAGAGCGGAAACTATCGCATCGAAAAGGTAGCGCGAGTATCGTTTGCCTTACAGATACTTATTATCAACCGAGCCGTTTCGTTTTGCTTTGGCAACCCCGTAGCATATAACGCAACGCCAGACGATGAAAAGCAAGAAGCCGTGATGAAGGCTTTTATGCGAATCAATCATGACAATAAGACCGCGACCTTAAACAGAAAGATTGCGCGTGCGATTTTTGGATTTAAGGAGTGCGCGGAGGTGTGGTATGTACAAAAGATGCCAAAACCACACAATCGGTATGGTTTCCCTACGGATTTCAAACTAAGATGCGCCTTATTCTCTCCGATGTTCGGGGATAAGCTTTACCCATACTTTGACGAAACGGGGGATTTAGTGGCTTTTTCTCGTGCCTACGCACGGGTATCAAGTGACAAGAAGAGTACGGACTACTTCGAAACGTACACGGACACCGAACACTGGCTTTGGAAAAACGAAGCGAATGGATACGAGGTGGTCGAGGGCTACCCAAAGAAGGTGGCGATAGCGAAGATACCCGTTATTTATGGGTATCAACCAAAATTTGAAACGGAGGACTTCGACAAGTTGGTAGACCGATTGGAAAAGCTGCTCTCTAATTTTGCGGATACGAATGACTACCATGCAAGCCCCAAAATCTTTGTAACGGGACAAATCAACGGCTGGAGCAAAAAAGGGGAATCTGGTGCTGTGATTGAGGGAGAAGAGGGCGCAACAATGAGCTACGTATCGTGGCAAAATGCTCCAGAGAGTGTTAAGCTGGAGATTGAGACCTTGCTAAAGATGATATACACTATCTCTCAAACACCCGACATTAGCTTTGAAAGCGTAAAGGGTATTGGTGCGATTAGTGGTGTCGCGTTGAAATTGTTGTTTATGGATGCACATCTCAAGGTGCAGGAGAAACGCGAGGTGTTCGATGACTACTTGCAACGAAGGGTGAACGTGATAAAGGCTTTCATCGGTCAATTTAACACGGAACTTGAATCAGCAGCGGAGATGCTGGAGATTGAACCAGAGATAACGCCCTATATGCTTACAAATGAGATTGACGATATTAACATGTGGCTTGCTGCGAATGGGAACAAGCCCCTTGTATCTCAAAAGGCAAGTGTAAAGGGGGCTAATCTAACGCAGGACCCAGATAGCGACTTTGAACAAATCCAAGAGGAGGCGAATGTCGAGAACTCGTTTTCGATAGGCGAACCCGTAATTGACGCTTAACGACAAAGGAAATCAAAAGAAAATGGCAAAGAGGTTGAAGACGAACATTTTTTCCTTCCAGGGATTCGACAACGCGCATTATAAAACCACGGCAGCTTATACGCGAGCCGTGAACGCGTTATTTGATAAGGCGACGAGTGATATTGCCGAAGCTGCAAATAAGGAGGACTACAACCCCGATAAGCCGTTTTCTTTTGATGATTACCCTAGAGCTAAGGCTAGATTGCAAACGACACTCAAAGGACTAGCAAAGAAGATGCAAGCCGTTATTGAAACGGGGTCAAGAAAGCAGTGGTTGTTTGCCTGCAAAAAGAACGAGGAATTTATTTCTTCTATCTTTGACACAACTAAGCTAACGAAAGGGAGACTTAAGAAGATGCAAGACCGCAATCTCGATGCCTTGCAGGCTTTTCAACAGCGCAAAGTGGGAGGCATGGACCTTTCGGAGCGTGTGTGGAAGTACACGGAACAATACAAGGAGCAAATTGAGATAGGGCTTGATGTGGGGCTAGGAGAGGGGCGTAGTGCACAGCAGCTATCTAGAGATTTGCGACAGAATCTGAAAGACCCTGACCGATTATTCCGTAGGGTGCGCGATAAGAGGGGGAATTTGCAGCTCTCGAAAGCAGCAAAAGCCTTTCATCCTGGGCGTGGGGTGTATCGAAGTAGCTACAAAAATGCGATGAGGCTTACGCGCTCGGAAATCAATATGGCATACCGAGAAGCAGACCACTTGCGTTGGCAACAGTTGGATTTTGTGGTTGGGTTCGAGATACACCGTTCTAATCACGAACCACAATTCAAGTGTAAGCTATGTGATAGGCTTGTGGGTAAGTACCCTAAAACATTCAAATTTAAGGGCTGGCATCCTCAATGTATGTGTTATGCAACGGCTATCTTGATGGACGAAGAAGACTTCGACAATCAAGAGTTGTCGGACCTCAAAAGTGCGTTAAAGGGAACAGAGTACAAGAAGTATTCTGCGAAGAATGCAGTCACAGATTTTCCCGAAGAATTTAAGAAATGGGTAGAGGAAAACGCCCCACGGCAGAGATCATGGAAATCCACGCCTTACTTCATCAAGGACAACTTCGTGGATGGTGATTTGACAAAGGGATTGAGATATATTCCAAAGGTCGAGCCTACTGCCACGTCGGTAGATTTTGCATTTGACTATGATACCCCCAATGAAAGTCTTGATGCCTACATCAGCGGTGAAGCTATGTGGCTGAACAACTACTTAAGAGGGCGTGGAGATTTTGGTGTCCTTAGCAAGGGGGAACAATCACTGCTTGACGAATTAACTACAATCACACAGAAAGAAAAGGTTGGAGAGCGCGTTTTGTGGCGTTCTGTTGATGCTCGTGCCATATTTGGAGATATGAGCGATTCAGAATATGAAGACCTTTTGGGTAGGCTGGTCTATGGTGATGACAGAAGAGCCATCATCGAAATGACGCAGAGATTTCTTGATGTTAGCGGCACAAAGCAAGAAGAAAAAGGCTTTATGTCCACTACAAAGGACAAGAACATTGCTATGCAATGGGGGGCATATACTGGTTCGCGCACACCTGTGTTGCTGAAAATCAAAACAACGGCAGAAACAAGAGGTATAGATGTCGAACGATATACGTTAATACACAACCCAGAAGCAGAGCGTGAGCAACCTCAAAAGGAAGTCTTGCTTCGTAGGGGCTTACAATACAAAGTTGTTGCGATAAAGGAACTGGAAGGGCATATATGCGTTGAGGTAGAATTGCTTGATAATGCAAATGGAAATAGTAAACAAGCCTCCACGGTAGACCCAATACAACAAGAACTTGATGCGCTGCAGCCTCAAATCGTTAGCATTCGACAAAAAAGTGCCGAATGGGGGCTTAACACACCCCTCCTTGACGCAGCATTGGCGGCACGAAACCCGAAAGACGTTGTCCTTGCCATTTTATCACTTAAAAACCGCGTGAACAATGCAATGAATGGATTAAAAGTGTTTATTGCAGATATGGAGGCAACAATCAAGGACGCAAAGGTAAACAAGGTCGATTCAAGCGATGTTTTTGCAGACTTGCAAGCGATCAAGGCAGATAAGCGTTATTGGTTAATGGGCAAAGACGCAATGAAGCAACGATTGGAAGGCTTGAAGAGTAGAATTGTGCAAGCATTAAGTAACGTAAAGGGTGAACGCACAGAAATACAACGAGCCAATGAAAAGGAGATTGCAGAGTTGTTAAAGGTTAAGCAAGGGCTAGATATGTCCTTTGATGAAGCCAATGAGTTAAGAGGTAATCCCAACTATCAGCAAGAGTACATTCCAGACCCGAATGGGATTTACCGAGACAAGCAAGGCAACAAGTTTAGCAAGAACCCGAGCTATAAAAAGAAGTTCACCGTCAACTGCCAATCTTGTGTCGTCGCTAATGAGTTGCGTCGTCGTGGTTTGGACGTTGAAGCACAGGGTAATACCCAAAGAAAAGGAAATATCCCAACCATGTTGTCACATCACACGGAGCTTGCGTGGGTTGATGAAAATGGGCAAACACCTACATCTCAACGCACCTATGGGGCAGATGTGCTTGCAACTCTAACAAACCTTGACACTCTCACAAAGGAGCAAGGGCGTTATCATATCAGATGGCAATGGAATAGCGGTCGTAGTGGACATATTATCACTTGCGAGCGACTCGTGGATGGTACTATGAGATATTACGACCCTCAAAACGGTAAGGTTATTACAGACTTTTCTACCTATGCAAGTCGCTTTAATCTAAGTTCGGGGATAAAGGTTTTGCGTGTTGATACACTACAAATCAATAAGGATTTGATTGCTGGTATTGTATCTAAACGTAAAAAGAATAAAGGGTGATATTATCTTTTCTTTGTAATCCTATCGAGTAGCAATGGTTCACCTATACCTTGCCAAGTATATGATGTTTCCCCTTTTTGTATGATATAGATGGGTTCGCCGATAATCGGTGTTTCCTCATCAGGGACGTTATTGGCAGGGGTAAACACATCGTATCCATCCCTACTGTATAGGTATTCCGCTGTTTCAAAGCCGTATTCTTGGGCTAAGTTGATGGTCTTCTTATTCGGTTTCATAGCCTTTTTGTTTTTATGTCGCCCCAACTCTGATAAAGAGTTCTTGATTTTCCACCAAAGGTACACACTTTTTCGCTTATAAGATAGAAAAAGGCAGAAAAAGCGGCAGGAGAGCGGAGAAATAACTTGCAAATAACTTCCAAGCGTGCAGCCAACGACTTGCACGCATTCGCGCTTATCTTTGTATATGATTTGCAAAACTTTAATATACAGAGTATGAACTATCAACAAATTCTAGCACTACTGGTCGCGAAATTTACAGGCGTGCGAAAAGACGGGTTGGAGCAAATGGCGCGCACCATTGCGCTACAATGTGCCAACGAAGAAGAAGCGAAGAACCTTGTCGAAAAGATTACAGATGCGCAGGTAAACGATTTCGTGAAGGAATATCGCAAGATGGTAGACAAGGAGGTTTCGGATAGCAACAAGACCTTTGAAGCAAACTTGAAGAAGAAGTTTGACCTTGTGGCGAAGAAGAACGAGCCCGAACCCAAGGAGGAAGTAAACGAACCCAAGGAGGGTGACATCGCAGCTATTGTGGCAAAGGCAGTTGCAGGGGCTATGCAGCCACTTCAAGAACGATTAGACAAGTACGAGAAGGGGGAGGTTGGAAAGTCAAGGCTTCAAGCATTGCAGGACAAACTCTCTGCGTGCAAAGACAAAACATTCAAGGCGCAAACCTTGAAAGACTTTGGACGAATGAGTTTTGATTCCGAGGAAGCTTTCAACGAATACTTGGCAGAGAAGGAAGCCGACATCAAGACTGCAAATCAAAGTTTGGCAAACGACACATTGAGCGGAGCTGCTGGAGCGCCACAATTCAGCCAGAAAAACGAAAGTGGAGTCTCACAAGCAGCAGCAGCCTACATCGCTAGCCAAAAGCCCGATGCAAATTCATTCTCGGGCAAAGAAGTTTAACCAATAACAAAAACGACTATGGGCTTAACTATTAGACGCAAGGCAGACGACCGCGTGCTTAAATCCATCCTCCACAAAACGGCGGACATCCCAGGCGGTGTCGGTGTTTCTGTTGAAAACCTAGGAGGCGGAGCGCTTTTAGAGGGCACACCACTAGGCAAGGGAAAGGATGGCTTGTTTGTGGTGTGCAAAACTGCAAAACTCGTCACAAAGGCAACCGACAATGCCACAACCTATGAGGTCGCCAAAGGACACCATTTTCAAGTGGGCGACCGATTTGCAGCCGACACCTGCAGCGGGCAGGAGATTACTGCCATCAACAAAAAGGACACAGCAAAAGACGTAATCACCGTGGCAGCGACCCTAGGCAAGGCGCTCGAAGCGGGCACTTGCGCCTTTGAGAGTGCGGGCGAAAACGCAGAACTTAAGGTAACCCCCGTTGCTATTGCAGGCTCAAACGAAGACGTAGTGGGTGATGACAACCTTTTTGTTTCCGCTTGGGTGATTGGCGTTGTTCGCGAAGAAAACGCCCCTGCCGTGGACACGAAAATCAAGTCTGCACTCAAGGGCATTGTGTATGTGTAACGCTTAAAAAATAAACAGTATGCAAAGAACATTGATGGTAGGGCTTAACGAGCGCGATATGGAAGCGGTTATCCGCACATACGACCTCAAAGACTACTACTACCCTTCGCTCTTCCCCCTCAAGGAAACAAACCGCCTAGACTGGAAGATGCTAGAGGCTCAAACAGGGCTTAAGATTGCAGCAGACCTTGTTTCGCGTGGAGCTACGATTCCGAAGAAGATGCGCGAAGCGATTAGCCGTATTCAAGGAGACATTCCCAAGATTTCTATTTCCAGAATCAAGGAGGAGGACGAGCTTACGGAATACGACATTATGGTCGCGATGGCTGCAAACAGCCCCGATTTGAAAGCACTTGTGGAGTTCTGGGCTGAAGATACTAAATTTTGCTGGGAAGGTGTGGCAGCGCGTGCAGAATGGATTGCGTTGCAGCAAATCTCACTTGGTAGGGTGAAGTTCGACAACACCAACAACGCAGGCATCGTGACTCAGCATGATGTTGATTACTTGATTCCCAAGAAACAAAAGGTCGGTGTTGCGGTGTCTTATGATACGGGTTCGTCTGCCAAGCCCCTTAGTAAGGACATTCCAGCGGCACTTAAAGTGGGTAAAGAGATTGGCGCGAACTACAAGTTTATGTTTATGAACGTGGATACGTTCGGCAAATTCGCCTCACAAGAAGAAGTCGTGAAGAAGTGCTCTACACTTATCGAAAGCATCACTGGTGCTACGGATACACCCGATTTGCAGACAGTAAACGCCTACTTGGCTAAGAAGAGCCAATTGTACAAGGGCTTGCAAATTGTGTTGATTGACCAAAGTGTAACAATCGAGCTGGCGGATGGTACGCGAAAGACGACTAATCCATTTGAGGACGATGTGATTTTGTTCTCGGAAAGCAAGGTTCTCGGAAAGACTTTCTGGAAGAGTCCTATCGATGCCAAAAAGATGCCTGGCAGTGTAGCAGAGAAGGTAATGCACGGTCACACGCTGATTAAGAAGTACTCGACAGAAAGCCCCGTAACGGAGGTAACAGAGGGTATCGCAAATCTTTTCCCAGCGTGGAGTTTGGCAGGACGCTCCTTGTTGATGCAGACGAACGCAACAAGCTGGACGAAAAACTAAGGTTGAGGTGTGAAGCAATAGTTGTTGGTCAAATGGTGGTGCACCACCGACCTCATGTGACACGAGCGGCAGCCCTGTATGATTGCAAGCAGAAGGGGCAATGCGAACGAAAGACCCGATACCTCACGGCTCGTAGGTAAGTTTCAACGCGGGAGCAACTATTGACACATCACACTCACAAACAAAGGCGCAATGACAAACAAAGAATACTTAAAGAAATCGCTGGCAGGTCTAAATATCACAGATGATGATATCGAGGTTATCTTGCTGAAAGCAGAACTTAAGGCAGATGCAGAAGTAGCAGTGCGAGATTGCGATTTGGCAACCTACAAACGAATGTCTGTCATCCTTAAAGGGATGATGCAGAATGTTTCGGAAGGTGGCTATTCCATCTCGTGGAATATTGAAGCGGTGAAAGTCTACTATAATGCGTTATGCAACGAGTTGCGATTGGAGAATGCTTTGTTTGCCCGACCAAAGGTGCGTAATCGCTCTAATATATGGTAATACAATATCCTCACTACTTATTTGCCCTAACAACGGGAGAGTCCATGCAGGACGAGAACGGATATTGGACGGAGGAAGAAGGAGAATTCGTCTTCCTGAGTAAATGTCGTGAAGAAACCGACGGGAGGGGGCAAGAGATACAGGCAGCCGATGGTACATATCACAAGTTTTCCTCAATTGTGCAAATACCGAAGGGGGATTTGATGATTAAAGAAGGCACGGAGGTCTATGTCGCAAACAAAGAAGATGGCACGGATATTCGCATTAAGGGTATTGCGCTGAAGTTTGACAAAGGACAATTACATTCTCGGCTATGGATATAGAACCACAGTTCACGCGCAAAGACGTTCAGCGTCGATTTGATGCCTTTTTGGACCAGATTCAAAAGCAGCAAATCAAAAGATTGTCGATGTTGGGCGAAATGTGTGTAAACCACGCGCGCAGCGTACCTAAAGACTTAGGATTTGAAGACCAAACGGGCAATCTTCGTTCTTCTATCGGTTATGCGGTGTTTGTTGATGGCATTGCCGTTCACTCTTTTTACGAAGAGGTGAAAGGTGGTACTGAAGGTGCAAATGCTGGTCAAAGGCTTTCAGAGAAGATAGGGGAAGGGTCAAGCGGTGTTTGCCTAGTGGTGACGGCTGGAATGAACTACGCAACCTACGTTGAAAGTCGCGGGCGTGATGTTATAGCGAGTGCGGAGCAATTAGCGAAGCGAGAGCTGCCACAGATGCTTGAGAAATTGATACAAAACATCAAACAAGCGGTAGAATGAAGACATCCTTTGATATTGATAGAATCGTGTTTGATTTGTTGAGTAAGTCGCAGGAGTTGAAGAACACATTGAAAGGCGGCATCTACTACCAAGACGACAGACCCGATGATTCAGCCGATGAAGATGTGGTAATAAACACTATCACGCTAACACAGGACTATTTGCCACAACTAGCAACAAGTAACGTGAACATATACGTTGCAGACCAAACAAGACGTATTAAAGGTGTGGAGCAGGTCAAGCCTAATCTTGCAAGACTGGCGAAGCTGACTAAAATTGTCTTAGAGGTGCTTAGAGGTGCGCAGGTGGAGGGATTGAAGATTATCCCAGAGAGCCAAGCGGTGTTGCAAGAGCAAGGTGCAAGGCAGCACTTTTGCAACATTAGGCTTGCTTGGAACATACAAACGTATTAAGAAAAAAATAACAGACAATTATGGTAACACTCGGTCTATCGGTGATTTTGGCGGGCGCGGCAGCTCCAAATGGAGTTATGCCTGCAGTTGCTACGATGAAGAAAATCGGTAAAGCCTACAAAGACACGGCAAAGTTCGGACAGGAACAATCGGAAGCCACGGAACACTACGAGGAGGGCAATGCTATCCCTGTGGTGCGAAAGGTGACGAAGAAGGTGCCTAAGTTCACCTTCTCCATTATGGATGCCGACATCGACACGCTGGTGCGATATGTCGGCGGCACGAAGGTGGCTAAGAGCAGCAGCGAAAAAACAAAGTGGGCTTTTGATGGCACGGAAGTTGTCGAAAACTGCTCCATTCTCATTCAGACGGAACAGGGCTTGCATTTCGAGATTCCCAATGCTGCGATTGAAGCTACGGTCAACGCGGACATGTCGGCAAAGGGCATCTTCCTTGTTGACTTCGTGGTTACGCCCACGGCAGTAAGCAGTGGCAAAGGACTTCGCGCTTACGACCCGAAGGAGGCGTAGTTTTCATCTTATAATGTTTCACCCATGTAAGCCCCATCACCCCGTGTGTTCGGGGCTTACTTCTTTTTTATAGGCAATGGCTGAGGATAGAAAGAAATTAGAACAAGAACGCGCAGAGCTGAACGCGCTAATCGGGAGAGGGGTATCCTTCGAGGTACAAGACGTAGAAGTGACAGAGAGGAAATACCTTTGGGGAATGATTCGGAAAAAGTGTCTCACTCCAATCACAAGGAAGTTTGTTGTCGAAGAACCGACCCTCGGGACACTGGACCGTCTTTCGGCTGAGTGGGTGGAAATGGCGATGGATGAAGAAGCCCTAAAGGGGGAAGACGGAATGCGACAAGCGCGGATGATGGCAAAATCACAAGCGATAAGATGTGCCAGAGTGATAGCTATTGCGGTGTTAGGGTCAGACTATTTGGTGCCTAAGCCTAGCAAAGGGCAGGAGGTGCGCTACGTCAAAGACAACGCGAGATTGGACGAGTTGACAGACTTGTTTGCGCGGAAAATCAAACCCTCGGAACTTTATCAGTTGTATGTACTGATTCAGGCGATGTGCAATTTGGGGGATTTTGTGAACTCTATTCGGTTGATGTCAGCCGACCGAACAACAAAGCCAACGCGGATAGAGGAAAGCAGCGAGGGTTAAGGAGTCCACACGGTAGGCGCGGTGCTATCTGCGCGCACTTCGGTTGGACGTTGGACTACCTTACAAATGGCATCGCGTGGTCGACGGTGCAAAAAATGATGATAGATGCGCCAAGCTATGACACAGAGGATGAGGAGGGGGAAGTAGAGGATATGATATTGACCGATAGCAACAGCGAGTCTATAATGGAATACGTTAATAGCATGATGTGATATGGCAGAGATTGATGGAGGTGCACTAGCCTTTAAGTCGGTGCTCAACAACGAGCAAATGAATAGCGCGGTGGAAGAAACGCTGCGTCGTGTGCAGGGATTGTCGGATGCCACGGTGGAAGGTGGAAAACACATGGACAAAGCCTTTCAACAAACCGCGGACGGCATCAGAGCAGCGCTTCGCCAAATAGGCGCAGCGTGTGAAATACACGAAACGGAGCTTGCGAAGCTTGAAGAGCAATATGAAAAGCTAGGAAATGAAGCGGGCGTGGCACTTATGGCTGGTCGTGATGAGGAATACCGCGCGATAGAAAATACACGTGCAGGGATTAAAGGCGAAATTGCGGTGCGAAAGCAAGCCCTCGATGAAGCGCGTAACTTGTCTAACGAACTTGAGAGGGAAGCCGCAAAGCGTGAAGCATCAACAAGGCAAGTTGAGGAGAGTGCAGAGGCGCATCAGTCCTTACGCGCTAGAATAAGAGGGCTAAGGGAGGAGATGGCACTGTATCGAGAAGCGCACGGAGACCAAACGGAGGATTACCGAAGAATGTCGGCAGAATTGGGACGATTGCAAGACATTCAAGGCGATATTGCGGCACAGGGTCGGGTGTTTGCTAATGACGAGGCAAAGTTTCAAGGGGTTATTCAAGGGCTTTCGGGGCTTTCTGGCGCGTTTTCAGCTGCTACTGGTGCTGTATCCTTATTTGCAGGAGAAAACGAGAATCTGCAAAAGGTGATGACTAAGGTGCAGAGTGTGATGGCGATTGCTATGGGGTTGCAATCGGTTGCACAGACACTAAACAAGGATAGCGCGTTTCATCTAGTCACACTCAACGGATTAAAGGAGTGGTGGGCTGGAATTGTGGCGAAAGCGACGGCAGCGGAAACGGCAGAAACGGCAGCCATAGTGGCAAACACGGCAGCTCAACAAGCACAATCAGCGGCAACGGCACAAAACACGGCAGTACAAGGGGCTAACACTGTGGCGACTGGAGGTCAAGCAGTAGCAGCAACGGCAGGGTCTGTAGCAAACTTCACGCTTGCAGGGGCTTTCCGTGCCGTAGGGTTGGCTATCAAGTCCATACCAGGCTTGGGTTGGCTCATTGCTGGTGTTACCGCGCTGGGAGCGGGTATTTCGTACTTTTCAAACAAAGCCAAGGAGGCGAAGAAAGCGCAAGAGGAGCTAAGCAAAGCTATGATTGAGGGGTGCTACAAGCCGATTGGGAAGATTGAGGAGCTATCGGCGAAGTACACCATGCTAGGGAATAACATCAAGGACAAGGAGAAGTTCATCAAAGACAACAAGAAGAGCTTCGAGGAGTTGGGTGTGTCGGTGAAAAACGTGCATGATGCGGAGAATCTGCTAGTCCGAAACAAAGATGCGTTCGTGAACGCTCAAATGGCTAAGGCACGCGCGATGGCTTATATGCAGACAGCAGCGGAGCAGGTGAAGAAGCAGCTAGAGCTACAAGCGGAGATTGATGCAATGTCGGATACATCTTCTGTATATGTTCAAACTAGCTCGTATGGAACAGGGTCTTATGTTCAAGGACGAAACACGGCTAAGGACAAGAAGAAAAAGGAACTAGCGGAAAGGCAGGCTGAAACCAGAAAGCTATACGAAAACGCATTCAAAGAAGAGCAAAAG